ACCCTTGTTTTAATATTTTAGTAAATGTTCTTGCGTTCATGGGGTCCGTGGTGGTAGAATTATAAGAAACAACCCGCGCCGAATCAAGGTTCCGGGCGTGGTGGGAGTATGGTGGTGGTGGTGGTGGTAGCCCGCCGTTCTAGGCTCAGTGTGCGTTGCAACCCTGCCCCTGTACCTATGATCCGCTCCGTCATGGTGGCTCGTCCTCCTTCTCGTTTGCTTCTTTCTTCTCCATTTTATCTAAGTATTCAGATAAAGAGCGTTCGATAATAAAATTTTGCTTCGTGCCGGTTCGTCTGGTATAGGCCCTCATCCTGGCTATTAGTTCCACTGAGATCACCGGGCTTATGGTCTTAGTTTTTGGTTCGTAGGTCAATCCCGTTCCTCCTATCTCTTTCTATGTTTATTCCTTTCCTGCGGCCTTTAATAAGGCTCTGTCAGCCTGTTTCCACAGCTCCTCTGGTATTGGCTCCGACGAGGTATTGACGTGGTTCACAAGAGCTATCAGTGTCTCGTACATATCCGGGGCGGCGGCGATTAGGTGGGCATCATTATCGTTGTCTATACAGATATGGGGCGATGGTACTGGTGAACCCGATAAGAGTTCGTACCCCTCATTATTAACAAGAAAACAGTATTTTCCCCTATACCTAAGATGGGGTAATCCTTTCCACTTCCACGGTCCTGGGGTGTAATCCATCGTTGCTCCTTGCTCGACCTCTGCCTCCATGTTTTTGTCATATTTCTCCTTACACTCAATAGAGCAAAACTCTGGTTTCTTGTTATGTTTATTCATTCTCTTCCTCCTCTCTTTCCTCCCAACATGGGTATCCTGGCTCTGGCTGCCTGGTACAATCCTGCTCGTGTCGGCAGGTGTTGCACGGCAACTCGTGGTCGCTGATTACTTTGGTCCAGTCCATGGGACTCCTCCCTTCTTCTTTGTGCGCCGGGGGAAGTGCGCCGACACAAGGTTAAACTTGCTCTATCCAGAGCCGTCCACTGTCTCCAGCTATTCTTGTTGCGTTATCCTGATTTAATCTTAGTGCATCGGATTTTTGGTTACTCCATCCATTACATTGACAACTGCCCCAAAAATAAACCGTCGTATCGGAATAAGTTTTACATACTATCCAATTTCTATTTTCCATCGTTCCCCGCCTCGCTTTCGCTTTGTTGGTTTATTCAGATGTTAAAAGTCGCTATCATAATCTTCACGACAATCTACGTATCCTGGCAAATTACGGGCTCTTTCGGCTGCTCTTTTTCGTGCCTCTGGTCCGTCAAGCTCGGCAAGTATTTCTTTAATTTCTTCCTTTTCTATTTCAGTCCGCTCAGGCTGTCTGCCTTTAAAATCTACATATGCCGTATTAGTCTCCGCAGACTCGCCATAAGTGCGTGACGTTAGCTTTCCCCCGCCGGTATAACTACTATCGTCGTTTTTTTCGATTACAGTCTTTTTAGCTTCTATTGTTTTGATCCCTTCTGTATCGAGCCCTTCCAGTTCTGCCGCCGCTTTGTCAGCAGCGCTTAAGGGATATCCCCATTTTTTTGCCGCTTGAATCCTTTTTTCTAAGTCTGTCATTCCAATTCCTCCTTATTTCCCTCTCGCCCCGCCATCCTTCGCCGGCTGTCGGGCTGTGTGTCTCAAAGTCTCCAGTCATGCTCCCGGTGCTATGACCTCTCCGCCTTGCCTACTTCGCCAGGGTGGCCGGTCGCATCATTCGCGCCGGGGTGTCTGGCTTTCAGCTGCGGAGAGGAGTTAAGCTTTGCAGGAGCATGACTCGGGGCTCTTGCGCCGGCGGCCCCGGCTGGCCTTGAAATTTTATTTCGTTTTTAAAGAACTGTTTGCCTTGAAATTATCTTAACATAGCACAGAAATAATTGTCAAGCTTTTTCTTTTAAAATATTTTAAAAGAATTAAAAAGAAGTTTGGAAGTTAGGCGGGGCGGGGGATGGAGGGCTTGGAGGAGGGGCGGAGGGTTGAAAAAAGCTCCTCCACCTTCTTCAACTCAAGGTATATTGGTACTTACAGGTATATGTATTTTATATTATTCTGGGATGGAAGGAAAACTTAAAACTAACTAGTAGAAAAACAATAATTATTAAACTACTATATATAAAAAACTACTATATATAAACTTATGTCTTTAAACCCTCCTTACCCTCCAACCCAGAATATTAAAAAAACAAATACCTACGTATTGGGGTTTATGGATTGTTGAGGGGAAAAAGTCCCTCCAGAAATATATAAAGTCCCTCCGCATCCCTCCATAAAAACAAACACTCTTGCGTCCGGGAAACTCGCGCCTAGCCTTTTTATATCACATCAACATATAATGATATGAGAATTAAATTATCTAGGAGGCGAGGAACTCTATGGATAAGATTAATGAGGAGCGCGAGTGGCATTGGTGGGCAAAAGGTTGTATTTCGGCACAGACACCGAAAAGTAATGTAACTGGACTTGTGTTTCAAGGGGGACAATTGGTATTTGGTGGAGGGACCAGGGGAGTTAAAAACAAAAAGAAATTGCTTAAAAAATCTGATGCATTATTAAACGTACATTGTAATCCTTAAAAAAGTTTGACAAACGTATTGACACAGTATAATATAATAGAATAGCGTGTACCCTACGGGCGTGTGCGCTATTTTTATGTAATTTTGGAGGTGTTTAAAAATGACGGCAGGCAGACCAACTAAATATGAGGCTAAATATTCCGAGCAGGCATATAAATTGTATTTACTTGGGTTGACAGACAAAGAAATGGCCAACTTTTTTGACGTTTCCGAGCAAACATTAAATGCATGGAAAAAAGAATTTCCAGAATTTCTTGAGGCACTCACGCGCGGGAAAATCCTGGCAGATGGCGATATTGCCAAATCCTTGTACCATCGGGCCAAGGGCTACGAGCACAAGGAGACGATCACAGCCACCTATCAAGGGCAAATCACGGACACGATGGACGTAATAAAACATTACCCACCAGACACGCCCGCTGCTACCTTGTGGCTTAAAAACAGGCAGCCGGCCAAGTGGAGAGAGAAAACTGAGACTGAGATTACTATTAAAAAAGATATGAGCGACGAGGAACGTATAGCCAGGGCCGCGGAGCTAAGGGCGAAATTGAAAGAATAAATATACATTATGCACTTTCGACAATCCCAATATAATGGGCTTCGCAAAAATGTATAATGAATGTATACTGTGAAACCCATTTTAACAACAAAGTTAGTAGCCATAATGACCATTATAGGAAGTTGGCGTCGATTTTACGCGCCATTTATACAAAGGAGTGTATATTTATGAGGCAATGTATTGATTGTGGCGCAGAGTTATCAATAATCAGGCCGGGCGCTAAAAGGTGTCTGGATTGTGCAGAGACAAAGAAAAGGGGAATAAATAAACAACGCATAATGGATGGCGGCGGACACAATTCCTATAAATTTACAACATTCAGGGAAAAGGCGTTAGTACAACAAGGCCCGTCGTGTATTATATGCGGTTGGTCTTATGATGGCGCAGATAGCGGCGGGTGTATAGTTCACCACATAATTCCGGTGTCAGATAACGGGACAAGTAGCAACCAAGTAAATGCCGCCGTATTGTGTCCTAATTGCCACGTTCGGGCGCATCATAACGCCTTTACTGTAGACTTTCTACAAGAAATGGCACAGCAAGCCAGACAATCTAGGGCGATACATAAATTTGATTTAGTTAGAAAAATAATAGGATAACTTATGGACAACGACCAATATGTCAAAGATTTCGAGGAGCTAATTAAATTAGAGGCGCAGCTATACTTCTGGTCCTTCTGCCGGCACATGGATCCCAGCTTCTTCACGCCCGGCAAGTGGCATCTTAAGATCATAGCCGCTGCGCTCCAAAAGGTCGAGGACGGGGAGATCCCAAAGCTTGCGATCAGCACCCCGCCCCGAGCCGGCAAGTCCTACATTATATCACTGTTTTGCGCCTGGCTCATAGGGCGGCACCCGACGGACTCGATCATGCGTAACAGTTACGCAGCAGACCTGGCCGAGAAATTCAGTTACGACATACGCCAGATGATACAGAGTGACAAATTCCTTGAGATATTCCCTGCCATCAAGCTCAAGCAGGACAAAAAGTCAGTGTCCGATTGGGCAATAACCAAAGCCAAGCAGTCAACGTACTTCTGCGCCGGGGTCGGCGGTCCCGTGACCGGCAAGGGCTGTAACCTGGTGGCGATCCTCGACGATCCGATCAAAAACATAGAAGAAGCCTTATCTGTATCAGTCCTAGACAGCAAGTGGAACTGGTACACATCAACTCATTTATCCCGCCTGGAGACAGGTTGCCCCGAGATCCAGATAGCAACCAGGTGGAGCAAAAGAGACATAATAGGCAGGCTTTTGGAAGAATATCCCGAGGACTGGACGGTCATAACTATCCCGGCCCTAAACGCTCAAGGCGAGACCTTTTGTAGCGAGATCAAGACCACCAAGGAGTACCTAGATCAAAAGCGCATCACAGAGGACTTCATATGGGATGCTGAGTTTATGCAAAATCCGCTAGAGGTCAAAGGGCTCCTATATCCAATAGATCAACTAAATAAATTTACAATGGCAGACCTACGCACCAAGAAACCTGATGGCATAGTGGGCTTCACGGACACCGCAGACCGAGGAGACGACTACCTTTGTTCGGTGATCGGCAGTAAATACGGAGACTACACCTATATTACTGATGTTGTGTTCACCCAGGACGGGGTGGAGATCACCGAGCCTTTGGTAGCACAGCAAATCATAGATACTAAATGTGATGTAATGACCATAGAGGCAAACAACGGCGGCAGTAGTTATGCCCGGAACATACGCAAACTTACAAAGCCACAGTGGAAATGCTCAATCATCGACGAGCACGAATCGACAAACAAGGAGACCCGAATCCTAATGAATGCCGGTTATGTTAAAGAGTACTTCTACTTCAGCTCAGACTACGAGTCTGGTAGCGACTATGACAAGTTCATGAGGGCCTTAATCTCTTATGTCAAGATAGGCAAAAACAAGCACGATGATGCCCCGGACGGGGTTACAGGGCTGGCTATAAGGATGAAAACAAAGACGTTCAATAAACCCAAGCCCAAGCCCCGCGACGACTTCTGGGACAGGGAGCCACGCAAATCTGCAATAGGCGGCACGGTGACAGAGAGCTTTTTCAAGGGAGGGTATAACCCGTAAAGGTTAATCACATACAGAATAGCGATTGCAACGCGACAAGGACGGTTCTCCACCGTCCTTTTTGTATGTATAAATGGAGATAGCACGAAGGAGGGTGTCGGAATGGGTGTAATAGACAAAACTGGCAGAAGATATGGAAAACTAACGGTAATAAACAGACATGGAAGTGCTCCCAACAAGCAGGCAACGTGGCTGTGTAAGTGTGATTGTGGTAATTATGTTGTGGTGGTTGCCGGAAATCTACAGAGCGGTAACACAAATAGTTGCGGTTGTAATACGACAATAACCTGTATAGAACGCAGCACAATTCACGGCATGAAACATACAAGGTTTTACCGAATATGGAAAGCCATGAAAGCACGATGCAATAATCCCAATACTATCAATTATAAATATTACGGCGAAAGAGGAGTAAAAGTGATTCCTGAGTGGGATATGTTTGAAAATTTTCATAAAGACATGTACACCCAATATTGCGATCATGTATTAATATTCGGCAACAAAAACACAACCATTGACCGCAAGGATACAAACGGAAATTACTGCAAATATAATTGCAGATGGGCAACAATCGCAGAACAGGCAAACAACAAGAGAAACACAAGGAGGACTGCTTAGCATGCAAATAGCCATAACCAGCGCAGGAGTAGGAATACTCCTTTTTCTTTGTGCATTTCTAGGCTTCAAGCAAGGTTTGCGCCTTGGAATGCAGGCCGCAAGGGGCCAGATACCGCCCAAACTTAACCCTATGAGCGTGGTAACTGAGGCCAAGCAGCCAGACCCGCAAGATGAGTTATTAAAAGGCTATGCCAACATGATGGCCTATAACGGAGAATTGCCAGAGGAAAAGAGATAAAGGAGGAATAAAGTCATGGAAGATAAAAAGCCTACATACGAAGAATGGGTTAGTCAAAACCCATTAACACCGGAAGAAGAAAAGAAATTAACAATAATCCTTGATGAAAACATGAAAACATTTAAAGAGTATGTTCAGGAAGATAACGCTAAAGACTCTATAGAACTTCTAGCGCAGATAAGAAAAAGGCTTGAAATGATGACTCGGACATATATCGTGGAAACAAGAGATATTATAAAACGTTAAATAAATCATTCTCTCGGCACTCTTAGGGGTGCTTTTTTATTACCCTGAAAGAGGTGAGCTAGTTGCAAAACAACGAATATACCGAGGACTGGGCATCGTACCTAGCAGGCATTGAGTACAAAAACAAGATCAACCTATTCAAAAACTCAGACCGCAATGAGAGGTTCTATGCTGGGCACCATTGGGACGGAGTAGACACCGGCGGGCTGCCACAGGTGCGGCTCAACGTGACCAAGCGCATAGTAAATTGGAAGATCAGTCAGATCATGTCAGACATGCTGACCATGCAGTTCAGCGCGGAGAACTCAGCTAACTATGACCCACAGAACCCGGACAAGATAGCAGAGTTACAGGAAGTGGCGAAGTTGCTCACAGACTACAGCAAGACAACCGAGGAGCGACTTAAGCAGAGTTCACTGGACGAGCAGGCACTGTTTGACGCGGCCCTGTCTGGTGATGGAATATCTTATTTCTATTGGGATGAGAGCATTGATGCTGGGATGAACGAACAAGGTGCGCCGATCCAGGGCGATATGAACGAGGAATTGATTGATAACGTCTGCTACTTCCCAGGCAATACCTCAGACCCAAGGCCAAACGACAAGAGTAAGCCATTACAGCCGTATATCATCCTATCATTCCGCAAGTTGGTCAAGGATGTAAAGGCCGAGGCTGAAACCAACGGAGTTGATCAGTCAGAGATACAGGGCATAAGCCCAGACGATGAAACCCAGTATAGAGCAGGCGACAGAGCCAAGCAAGAGCCCAGCGAAAAAAGTGAGGGCG